AAAAATTTAAAATCAGGTATTATTTTTTGTATAAAAGTAAATTGATCTCCATCACCTAAATCAAAATCAGAGCTTTCTATGAAAACACCAGTCATAGGAGATCCATCATCATCAAAACCAAACTCTTGCTTATATAAATATTGACCGCCTACAGCTCTAGGATAATTTTCTATACCAGAGTCTAGCCAAGCAGTCCTACTTAAATTTCCATAAAACCATATGTTTTCTGCATAATTGTAAATAACATACCTATCTATTTCATTAGAGTTTTTAGAGCAATAAAACCACCCTACTTCGCTTTTGTCTGCAATAGTAAATGCATTAATTTTAAAAGATTGCAGTAAATTTATATCTGAAAAAACATAATTATGAACTGAACAAGGTAGAGTTTGTACGCTACCGTTATATACATAAAAATTGTTGTAACTCATCCAAAAAACACCTTGAGGTGCAGTTACCGCTGCTTTTGGTCCTAATAGACCTGTACCCTGATTAATTAGATTTACTGAAAAAGTAAAAGGTGGACCAACAAACTGCATGCTATACAAAGCTGTATCAGTCCATACAAGTATTTCTTGTCTTGATTTAACCCCTCCAATAATTGATGAGCCAGACGATAACCTTAATGACCCTGCTGTATTTGTTGTACGTGGTTCAAAATCTAAAGCATTCTCTTGATCGCTAAAAGCAATAAGCATAGGGTCAACAGTACCAGATCTTGATGATCCTGATATTGGATCTGCACCTAAAACAATTAAATGCCTATCTTTTTCTGAGGTAATAACTTGCAAACCAACAGTCGGTACTAGGTTTGCTCCAGCAGTTGTGGATAAATTTACGGCTCTTGTTGAAACGCCATTATTTTCAACCCATCTAAAAATACCGCCTCCTCTTTGGTTAATAATTAAGTCTTCTCCAAAATTATCATGTGTCCATAATCTAAGCTGGTTAGTTGATGATAATGAAGTAGAAGAACCAAATGCTCCTTCTCCCCATCCATTTACACCCCAACCTGTACCCGCAACAAAAACATCTAGACCAACATTTACTTGATAAGCCCCAACTACCGAGCTACCACCATTACCTGTATCACTTGAATTTGCAGTAACGGTTGCTCCGCTAGTATCTTTAGCTTCTATGGTATAAGAGTTAGCGTTTACAATTGTTGCTATTTGATATTCTTGATTTAAAACCGCAGCAGTTATATTGCCACCAAGAGTCGCAGCGCCAGAAAAAGTTACAAAATCGTTTTGTACGGCCCCATGAGCTGTATCAGCGACAGTTATTGTCGCATCACCATTTGATGCAGAGAAGGTTACATCTCCAGCTCCCGTAGTAGACCTAATTGGCGTTATATCGTTAAAGCTTGCGCCTTCTTCTACATAATATTTAAAAGTTGTACCTAAGCCTAAATATTTTGATCCAGCAAGAGATATCCACCCATGCAAAGCTCTGCATGTACCAAGAAATGTGTTGGCTGATTCTTTTACCCAACCAGCAAATTTTTCTGGCCTACCTTTCCTAAAACGAACTAAATTACAGTCAAACCAACCGCCTTCGTTATCGTAATCGGTACCCTCTCTATTTATACCTGGCTTAAATGTTGCTTTCTGTAGTGGCATCTATCGGTTCCAAATTTGGTATTTTATTAACATCTAATAAGCATTTTAATAACGATTCTTGCGAATCTATTTTATTTAAAGCGTCTATACTTTTAGCGATAGAGTTTTGAACTTCATCAAAAGATAAGAAAAAAACTTTATCCATAGGTAAAGCAACTAGACAAAAAATGTCTACTTGCCCACTACCATATCTTAGCATTTTATTTTTTCTTTTGTTATCTGCGTTAGATCTAAAATCCCAGCGGTAATAATCTTTACCGTCTTTTTTGTAAAGGCTATTCGTTGTTTTTACTTGGATTTTATAAAGTTGACCTTGATGGTCAAGTATTAAATCAGACTTGTGTCCTTCTGGTGCAATTATTACAGAGTCACAATATCTCAGCATGTAAGAAGCTGCTAAGTATTCACCAGCTAAAGATATTCTAGCTGTAGAATGAGCCATAAGCTTACCCTATTTTGTTGAGGAGGCTAAACCTTACCCCATTCTTTACCTTGAAACAACAAAGATTCAGCTTCTCTTCTCCTTACTAAGCCTTCGTTAACCTGTTTATTGACTTTATTCCACCTTTTTATTTGGTTTGGAACTTCATCATATTCACCATTATTAAGCACTTTTAGCAAAGTGGAGCTTTTTAAATTTGCTGGACCTAGGTTATATACCCAAGACACCAACGCATCAAACTGAGTTTGATTTAGTGGAACTGTCACTAGATCATTTATATATTGTTCGTATTCATCTTCTAATTCTTGCCAAAGCATAAATTGTGCTTTTTCTTTTGACCAAACATCACCTTCTTTTACATCTTTTGTATGGCCATAACCTATTGTCCATACACCAGCGGGACATTTATAAGCTATTGCGTTGCCTTTATCGTCAATAGGACAACCTTCAAATTTTTTAATTAAAGAGAAACCTTCGTCTGAAATATGCATTAGTTTAGAGGAAGTAGGCCTGCGATTACTGTTCCCACTACTGTTATTAATAAAGTTCCTAAAAATCCGAAACATCCAAATACCGCCATTCTTAAAGTTTTATGTAAGTCAGAAACTTCTGCTTTTATTTCAGAAGTCTCACGAAAAATTGTTTTCCAACGCTCTTCACATTTTGCCTCATGTTTTTCTAAATCAGAGGCAACAGAATGAACTGTATTCTTACTCGCCATCTTCCTTACTGCTTGTATTTGAGGCTCCGAAGTAAAAACTAACAACGGCTGACGCTAACCCGCCAAGATAGCCGAGAACTAAATTAATTAATGCTTCAGAATTTTGCTCTGGGGGTTGTAAAGTGACTAAAAAAATGTATCCAAGAAAACCGCCTACAACAGCAGTACCCATAATCCTAGCAGTCCAGTCTTTACTAAACTTGCCTCTAGCATCAGATTTATCTTGAACTTCTAACTTAAATACATCAACTTCAAGCTCTTTCATTTGTAATTCAAAACTTTGCTCTGCTTTTTTAAGCTCAAGCATTTGCTCTGGGCTTGCTGATTGAATGGCTTGATTAATAGCTTTTGGTTCTGGAGAACATCCTAATACGCTAGCAATAACAGATGCTGCTTGACCGCCTAATGGACCACCAAGCGCAGAACCTAGTGTTGGAGCTACAGCTCCTACCACGTTTTTTATTAAATTAAACTTCATATACTTTGAGAGTATATCCTTGACTTAAATTTAAATCTACCCGTATGAAAAACTGACATAATGTCATTTATAATAAAACTGACAAAATGTCATTTTAATCTTTTCTCTGGTCATCTCTATCAGCTTTTGCCAGCTTACCGCTATCTATAAGTTGAGGAACACCTAGTATGGTTTTGATAAGTGTGTCTTGTCTAATAATCTCGTTATCTAGGCTACGTACTCTATCTATTAAGGCTACTAATATTGCATGTTGAGAATCTAGCTTTGTGCCTAGCCTTTCTTCCATATTAGCAATAAGTTCGGCCTGCTTATCATCTAAAGTATCAAGCTTTTGCTCCATACCGTCAATAATTCTATTTATGAGTTTCCATATAAAAAAACCAAGACCTAAAGCTGTAGCTATAGGGAAGCCAACTTCGTTTATTACTTGTATAAAATCATTCATTATCAACAGGTTTGTAGATACCTAGCTGAATCAAACTCTCCCTGTTTTTTTGATGCTGAATTTGTATGTGTTTTTTGCTTTGACCTGTATATCTTACAGCTAAATGATTCATGACCATTTGATTATTTATGTCAATACCGTCAACTACAACAGTTCCTAAAACTCTCCCAAATTTACCTTTAGAGTCTTTTAGTTCTGTTCTAATTAAAACTTCTTTGCCTTCTGATATGGATTTTTCTAGGAATTTACTTGCTAATTTTCCTCTAGCCTTTTCATCTAAATTTCTAGTACGTGATTCTGGCGTATCAATACCGTATAAACGAACACGACACTTGTGATGAATGTTAAAGCCAAGATCCAGGTCAACGTCAATAGTATCACCATCAACCACTCTAGTGACTTGGCAACCGTATTCATACATTATTTTTTCTTACGCGGTCTGCCTCTTTTCTTTGGTACTTTTGTGTATGCTTCGTTAACGTGTGGAGTGTTAGGGTCGTCAGCAACATACTGACCTTTTTTATTTCTGGCTCTAACGGTTTCTGTTTCTTCTGAAAAGAAACTGACTATTTTTTTCCACCAAGACATTAACTAATCCAGGATTTAATTTTTTCAACCCATTTAGGTTTGTTTTTCCAGATAACCGCACCTACGATTATCGCTACAAAAATTAACGGTAATATTACATCCATCTGCTACTCCTCTTCTTTTGTTTGAAGTTCGTCTGTTTGTTTGTCTACATTTTCAACAACAGTATCTACGACATCTTGTGTAGCATCTGTAACAGTACTAACAACTCCACTTACATCATTTAAAGCAGCTTCCGTTAAATTACCTGCTGTTTTTACGGTGGAGTCAATAACACTTGAACCTAAATCAATACCGCCATCAATAACTGCGCCAACAGTTGCGCATGATGCCATAAAGAATGTTAAACCTAATAAAATATAATTTTTCATAAAATACTCCTATGAACTTGGTGGGTTTGGAAACTCGCCCAACGGTCTTGTTGGTGGGTTTGGATCGTTATCAGTATAAACATAAAGTGCTGCTAGTGCATCTACATCACTTACAGCATCTATTTTATCTTTCATATCAGAAGCAACACTTCTAACATCTACTCTAAAATCTAACCAATCAGACGGTATGGCTTTTGAACTTTCTGAATTTCTAACAACCATCCAGTCACTAGGTTGTAATAGGGTATAAGCTTGTTGATCTATTATTTCTTTATGTAATGTTTTTAAACCTTTAGTTACATTACCATCATCATCAGTTGAATCATTTAATGATTTTGCAGTAGCAGTACCCCAAGAAACAGTTACCGTATTATTAGCAAAACTTAAAGTTTCATTAGTATTTACATAATATTCTTTATCTTTGAAATTGGTACGGTCATATACAACTTCGTAAAGACCTACAGCTTCTAATTCAGATTTAGACCATACTTCAAATATATTTTTA